CAAGCGCGACGTAACTGTTTACCGATTCTTCTGGCCAAAGAAGGACTCAATCGAATATACAATGTATACTCGTGTTGGAACCCAAATTGAGCAGGCAGACGCATGGGTTGTCGTTAAAGACGTTAAGGTTGCTTCTTAATTTAAGAAATAACTTGCTGGAAAGGCCCCCAATTAATTTTGGGGGCTTTTCATTTTAATTTTATAGTGCTATAATTTATATACATACCAAAGGAGTATATATATGTCATTTGACACACTTAAGGTCAAAGATCTAAAGGCATTAGCAGCGGACTTCGCAGTTGATGTTGATGGACTAAAAAATAAAGCAGATGTTATTGCAGCCCTAACAGAAGAAGGAGTAACTTGGTCAGTTTACCAAGGTACACTTAAAAACATAGAGAACGCAAAAGAAGATTCAGATGAAATTCTTCCTCGCCTAGATCCAAATCAAAAGCTTGATGAAGATATGATCCTTGTAAAAATGGATCGCCCAAATGCTAGATATGATGCTTTAGGATTTACATTCACTAGAGATCATCCATTCGTAGCAATGAAGCCAGATGTGGCTCAAGAAATTTTTGATAAGGAGGAAGGGTTTAGATTGGCTACACCTAGAGAAGTACAGGAGTACTACAACTAAGCCTAACACATGGCAGAGATATACATAGATACAAACGCTCCAATTAAGACAAGAATTTCTTGGAGAGGCGAGGTACTAGATAACTCAAACCCAGTTGTTGTTGTTGTATATGACATAACTGAGGATGATACCGTTGTTCCAGCAATTAGCCCCACTCAACAGGTTGGTATATTTACTGCAGTTCCAGAAGAGTCTAACCCTGGGACTTATGCTCTATATCTTCCGCTACCACTAACTAATAGGTTAAAAAAACTTAAGCTTGTGTGGCAGTTTACAATAGAAGGTGTTTCTCAGTACTTGACAACGTATTGTGATATTGTTAAGCCTTATGTAAACCTAGCGGAAGTTATAGAAGACTTAGGCTTAGGAGCAGAAGCTTCAGACCCTAACTTTAAAAGCTATCATGAATTAAGAATGGCAGAAAAGTATGCAAGAAAAATGATTGAAAATTATACTGGTCAAAAATTCTATTTATTCCATGACACAATTACAATAATGGGAAGCGACTCAGACACTCTTTCTTTTACTAGCAAAATACATGAGCTGCATTCTCTTAGCCAAAATGATCAAATTCTAGTAGATAATCTTAATAATATTAATTATCTAGGTTATGAAATAAAAACTACAACAAGTGGATTTGGAATCAGAATAAACCAAGAAAGTCTTTTAGATAGAGATGTCTATGTTGCAAATGGAATGGTTCCTCCTTCAATTCATGACTTAAGCCCAGATATTTTTAGAAGAGGAAAGTACTACGATGTTCATGCAGTATTTGGTTGGGAATATATTCCAGATGAGGTTGAGCAGGCAGCTATAGAGATTATGCGTACGTATTTTGCCAAGGATAGACTATGGCGAGATAGGTATGTTAGTAAAATATCAACAACAGATTGGGATTTTGAGTACTCATCTGATGCATTTACTGGTACTGGCTCAGCGTATGCAGATAAGCTGCTTGAAGATTATGTTGTAACTCAAATGGTAATTGTGTAATGTTTGAGATAGTTGATGGCTTAATGTCTATGAAGATGGATATCTATAGGCAGCAAGAGCAGCAGGATAAAGATACTGGTGCCATCATTAGAAAGTTTTACTATATTAAAACATTAGATTGTTATGCTAGAGGAGTAATTACTGAAAGTCGAAACAGATCTAATGATAATCAAAAATTTGGAAACAAGTATTCAAACAACCAGTACATAGAAGCTAGAACATCTGAAAGATTAACCCCAAGAGATAAGATTAAAAACATAAGAGACGCAGACGGAAATGCTATCTGGTACGAATTAAATTATCCAAGCGACACTCCCACTGTTTTTGATGTTGTAGGAACTACACCGATATCAGATCCTTTTGGTAATGTTGTTGGTTATAACTCATCATTACAAAGAGCGGAGAACCAGCAAATTGACATCTGAAATTTTAGCCATTAAAGCAGCAAGCGGATTGGTAAATCTTATGGCCAATAAGCCTGTCAGTGGTGCACTAAGAGACAGCACAGTAGCACAGATATCTGCAGCACTATTCTATAAAACAAATGTAATGGCAAAGCTAGCATCAAATGCTCAATTTCAATCAGCATTTAGAAATGTAATCTTTGATCAATTGCAAGTTGATTTTGGCGATTATATTGATGCAAAAGCAAGAACTTCCCCAAAATCTTTTCACCACGTTTATGAGTGGGACAGGGTTGGCCAAGACGAGGCAAGACTATTTAAGTTAAAACAACTTCCAGCAGATGGATTATCTTTAAAAGTTAATTATGAATTGACCGATTCCAAATCCTTTGTACCTTCTGAAAATTCTAAAAATAAACATGTCTTTGTAAAAAAAGCTGAAATAATGGAGCAGGGAAAGACCGTAGTTATTGCTCCAAGATTTTCAGAAAGGCTTGTGTTTGATATAGATGGATACACCGTGTTCATGCCAAAGGGGCAATCAGTTACTGTTAAAAAACCAGGCGGAGCGGCAACCAAAAATGCATTCTTTTCACAATATAGATACTTCTTTACTGGCAACCTAGTTAATCTGTCTATAAAAAAATCGGGATTCCAAAGACTATTTAATTCATCATTGTCTAGAGCATTAGGAGTTCCAGCACAAGTTAAAACAGTTAAATATAGCTTCTCGCCAAATCAGCTGGCAAATGAAGCAGAGGCTGCTACATCAGCAGCATTTGCGAGGTTCGTAAATGGCTAATTATAAATTAGATTCAATGTTTGAAATAAGAAAGTTCTTATGGAACAGACTTACATGGCTGGGCATATTTGATGAGAATGATTACTATTCAGATAACCTAGGAGAGGCACTTGTGCCAATAGTCCCAGTTCAGCAACAGCCAGAAATGAATCAATTCTTGAGCGGCAAGAAGCATATAGTCTATGATAAAGTAGGCATGTCCTATGAGAATAACTGGATGATATGTTGCGAGCAAATCCTATTAACCCTATATTCACCAGAGATCCTGGATATTGTTGAAATAAGAAACTTCCTAACTGATGAATTTAGAAGAATGGATGAGTCTGCCAGAGATGTTAATAAATGGGCGGGATTATCAGATAAATTCAAGTTCCATAGTATTCAAGTAGCAGATATATCATCTACAGCCCCATCAGAAGAAATCCAAGGATTCTATGCAGCAGATGTAGTATTAGAGATAAAGTACTCAAGAATACTAGATGGCAAAGGCAGATTTGCCTAGTTTGCCTTTTATAAGGTAGTAGAGTAAAATTAGAACAGAGGAAAGGGCCTAGCCAGCCAAAATATATATATTAATTTCATATGAAATCAGGAGGCAATACAATTATGGCATATCAAAATACAGGTGACGCAAGAAACATTCTTGTTGGTGCATCACCGCTATTCTTGTCAGTAGAAGATTCAACAGTATCTGGTTACGATTCAAGCATGGATGCAGGCGAAGCAAACGCTTTTGTTGCATCAAAGAACCGTTTTGTACCAGCATTCTCATCAGGAGAGTCTTACACTACAACACTAAATAAAGTTTTAACAACAACAGGTGCTACTCAAACAGCAACACCTTCAGAATCAACACCAGCAATCGGTGGAGCTTACCGCAACGTAGGTTACACAAATAACGGTCTTCAGATCAGCTACCAGCCAACATTTGACTCAGTAACTGTTGACCAGTTGCTAGATACAGCTAAGCTGTTCAAGTCTGCGATGATGGTTCAAATCTCAACAGAAATGGCAGAAGGTACTCTAGAGAACGTTCTTGCAGTATTTGGTCAAAAGGGATCAACACTTACATCAACAGGAACTGGTTCAACAGCAGTTGACACACTAGGTTTGGAAGCAGGTGCACTAGGTGCAGCTCCAACAGAGCGTCAGCTAATTGCAGTTGGACAGGCTCCAACTTCAGAAGCATCAGCAACTGAGCGTGTATATTATGCACGTCGCGTTTTGTCTGTTGAACAGTCACAGTTCTCTTTGGCTCGTACAGCAGCAACAACATTCCCAGTAACATTCCGTCTTCTACCATCAGGTGACTCAGCTCACGCTGGTTCAGAATACGGTAAGATTATTGACCGCGTTCTATCAATTTAATTATATTAATAATTAATATCAAAGCCCCCAAGAAATTGGGGGCTTTGCTCTTGTATCCGTATAATGGTTATGCTATAATAATTTAGACGATCCTTAAGGAGGATAAATTGGCAACAACAGTATATGATGTAGAAGAGATTGAACTACAAAGCGGAGCTAAAGTAAAGCTCAAGCCATTATCAATCAAGCAGCTACGAAAGTTTATGGAAGTAATTAAGAAAGTTCAAGATGCAGAAGACGAGACAGCAACCCTTGGAATTTTAGTTGAAGCATGCGGAGTAGCATTAGAAACACAGCTTCCAGATCTAGTTGCAGACCTTGACAAGCTAGAAGATGCATTAGATGTTCCAACAATTAATAGAATCCTTGAAGTTTGCGGAGGAATTAAGATGGACGACCCAAACCTAATAGCGGCAGCGGTACTGGCTGGTCAGAACTAGATTTAGCCGCTTTAGAAGGCCAAGTTTTTCTTCTGGGTCACTGGAAGAATTATGAGGAACTAGAAGAAAATTTATCAATGCCAGAATTGGTTCAAACCATAACAGCGATGAATGAGAAAGAGCATAACCAAAGAAAGTTTGCAGCGTCACTAAAAGGAATACAGTTAGATGATGGTGTAGAAGAAAAAGAAAAAGGTTCTACCTTTGAAGATATCCAAAGAAGAGCACTTGGAATAAATGCATCAGCAGATGATGTTGTTGCTTTGCAAGGGCCCTTTGCAGCGAAAGCTGGATTTGGAATTGGCGCAGGGTTAGGATACTCTAGGAGTAATTAGTGGCTGACGAACAAATTGTAACCAGTATAGTCGCCAAAGCCGACTTATCTAGCCTTGTGTCTGAAGTACACAGGGCTAGTTCTAGTCTCCAACAATTACAAAGAGAACTTCTTGCATCTAATAGAGCCATATCTGCTTCAACAAAATTAGCAAATAACTTATTTAGAGATACACTAACTGGAAGCGGACAGTTTTCTAGTCACTTTGTAAACCTTAATTCAGATGTAGATAAGTTTGGTAAAAACCTAGACTCTGGTAGATTAAAGCTTAAGAATTACTTCCAGACATTTAGAGAACACGCTACAACTCAAAAGGGAATGATAAGGGAGCTTGCCAAAGAGCAGGTAATGCTTCAAAACTCAGTGCTCCAGCCTTTAGGTAGAAATGCTCAAGGATTAATGCAGTACAACGTTATGATCCCAAGAGGATTAGACGCTGTAAAAAATAGTGCACAGCTAGCTCGCATGGAACTTCAGATAATGAATCGTGCACTATCTGAAGGAGCAGGATCTTTAATTAACTGGGGTAAAAATACCCAGTGGGCAGGTCGTCAGCTGACAGTTGGACTTACAGTTCCATTAACAATGTTTGGTGCTGCAGCAGGAAAAGCATTTAGAGAAGCAGACCAAGAGCTTGTAAGACTTACAAAGGTTTACGGTGGGCTAGCTGCAACATCTGCAACGGATTTAAAAGCAATTAGAGAAGAAGTTATACAGACAGCAAAATCTTTATCTCAAACAATGGGAGCTTCTTTTAAAGATACAATTGCACTAGGTGCTGATATTGCGGCAACTGGAAAGATGGGCAACGATCTTTTAGGCTCTATAGAAGAAACCACTAGACTTGCAATCCTTGGAGAAGTAGATAGACAAGATGCAATGAAAGCTACTCTTTCAATTCAAACAGCTTTTAAGCAAAATACACAACAGCTTACAGAATCAATTAACTTTCTTAACGCAGTTGAAAACCAAACTTCTACAACACTTAACGATTTAGTAGAAGCAATTCCAAAAGCTGGTCCAGTTATACAGCAACTCGGAGGCAGCATCGAAGACTTAGCTCTTTATATGACTGCAATGAGAGAAGGTGGAATTAACGCATCTGAAGGTGCAAACGCATTAAAGTCAGGTTTAGCTTCTCTTATTAATCCAACAAAACAAACAGTCGGTATAATGTCAGATTTTGGCATAGATGTAATGGGGCTGGTTGCAAAAAATACTGGTGATACAACTGGAATGTTGCTAGATTTGCAAAAAGCTTTAAATACCCTAGACCCATTGAGTAAAGCTAGAGCACTTGAGCAAATGTTTGGTAAGTTCCAGTTTGCAAGAATGAGCGCACTTCTAAACAACCTTGGAAAAGAAGGAAGCCAGACGCTTCAGGTTATGGATTTAATGAAGGCAAGCACTTCGGATTTGGCGGGAATTGCAGAGCGAGAATTAGGAATGATTACAGAGTCTGCATCTGGTAAGTATAGAAGAGCTATGGAGTCTTTAAAAGCACAGCTTGCAGATGTAGGAGATGAGTTTCTTGGGGTTGCAACTAAGCTTATAAATGCTGCGTCAAAGATTTTAGAATTCTTCACTAATTTGCCATCACCGATTAAAAAAGCTCTTACTTTTATGGCAGGATTTACAGCATTAGTTGGCCCACTAATTATGTTAACTGGTGTACTTGCCAACTTCTTTGGTTATATAACAAAGGGAATAGTCCAGCTCAGATCTTTCTTTATGAAAGCAAATGGATGGAAGATGCTTACTCCAGAAATTATTGCTGCTCAAAAAGCAGCAGAAATGGTTGAGAATGCATTTTATTCAGATGCAGCTGCAGCTCAAGTTCTTCACAATGCATTGCAAAAACTTGTTTTAGATTATCAAAACCTTCAAGCAGCATCAATGAAGAGTGCAGTTCCAGTAAACGCAGGAGTCTCTACTGTTGCTGGAAATACAATTGTTGCTCCTGCTCATGGAAGAAGAGTTGTAGATCCTGATGATCCATATGTTGGAGATCCTAATACTAGAGCAATGTCTCACATTAGACCAAGGGATCTTAATAATCCAGCTACTCTGTTTGGTGGTGTTCCAGGAGCTATACCAGTAAATAGGGGAATATCTAGAACTCCTCAAATTTATATGCATGACAGACTTCCAAATGTTGAAGGCCTAACAAGTGTAAAGGGAATATCTACAGGAATTGTTGCACCAGAGGCTGCTAAATTCCATGCATTGATGGCAACTCTAGGAATGCAAACAGAGCAGGAGGTTGCAAATCTAAAGAAAACAATTGCAATGGGTGGAACGGTAAGCAGAGAACTATTAGATACATTCGATGATATTCTTCCAATAACTCAAAGATTTGCAGATAGCGCAGCAACTCAATCTGCATTAATTGTTCAACAAATGAGAAATGCAGAAATTACTGTTGATCAAGCAAAGGCAAGAATACTTGCACTTAATGCACAGATAGAAGCAGATATGGGATCAGCAGTAAGTATGTATGCTGCTGGACGAGGAAGAACAATTGATTTAACAAGAGCTCCAATGATGGATCAACCAGTTGTTGATGCGAATGGACAGTTTACACTCAGAGACTTGTATAAGAAAAAAACAAATGCTTCCGTCATGGAAGAGTTTGGAAGACTCCGTGGTGTAAGAACATTTGGTGCACCATACAGTATTCAAACAACAAGAATGCCTAAGTTTAATATAGGTGGAGACATTGAATCATTTGGTCCAAACAAAACAGTTGTTTCAGGACCATCTTCAGTAGACTATGATGATAGATTGGGAAGTGTTCCACTAGGTGGATATGTTTTGAACCAGCAAGCTGCAATGGATCCAGCAAATGCCCCATTAGTTGCAATGGCTCCAAGCACATATTTAAATGACGGTGGAAATATTACAGCAGCTCTTACTCCACGGGAAGTAGTTTTTGGTCCTCAAATTCAAAGAATGCCTGAGCTATATGCAGCAGTAGATGCAGCAAATAGTGGATATAGTTTTGGCGGGCAGATCATGCGTGGCATTAATTCGTACGGTAAAAAAATGTCTAAGTCTGCTAAGGCTAGAATGAAAGAAGAAAACTTTAAAAGACAGTATAGAGAGTATTTAAAGTTTATTAATAACCCAAGATACGAAGATGATATAAGAGTAAGAATGATCATGCTTGACGCAGCTGAATTATCTTATCACAATAATTTACCAATTGATAAAGCTATAAATATTGCAACAAGCAATTTTGATAAAGCTAAAGCTCAAGCTGGTGGAAGCGATGACAATTTTGTAAAAATAAGAATTAAGCAGGTCCAGGGACTAGAAAGAGATGGCATGGTCCCACGTGTTAAAGATGCAACTGGTATTAAAAATGCAGATGGAGAAACTGTATACCCAAGAAGCAATAGCAAAGCTTTAAATTGGAAATTAAATGACGTTAGAGAAGCAATGCTAGCAAATAAAAAATTTGCTGGAGTGCATGATCTTATAGCAGCAATTGCTCCAACAACATTTTTAAATGCATCTGATAAGTCTCCATCTATTCAAGGATTGCACGATAAAGCACATTTTAGACGCAAAGATCTAGTTGGATATACAACTAGTGGTTATATGGGGGTTGGTGCTGTATTACCTGCTGGAATAAATAATGTAATGAGCACCCTTGAAACTATAGGTTTATCAAGAGATGTTTTAAATTTAAGTTCAGAAGATGCAAAAGCAAACCTTGCTGCAGCATTAAAGAAAACAGGCCTAGACAAGTTTGCAAGCGTAGATGATATATTTGCAGCATTGCAAGATGATGGCAAAATTAAAAGCAAGGCTGACTGGGAATCTGGCAGAGTAGTAAGAGCAAATAAAGATCAAAAAAATTCTTTACGTATGCTTTTAGAAGCAGCAGCAAAAAGATCAAAGTGGATACTTGCTGGAAGACCTCCAAGACCAATGCTTGTATCGGGAGCATGGAATGCTGGCGGAATGATTCCAGGCGGACATATTTCTAGAGGTAGATCAAATTATGGAAATATTGCTCCCGCACTAAAGTTACTTGCACCAGATAAGCAATTAAAGATTTTAGCAAAAGCAAGGGAATTGAGTTCGAAAGATGCTCTAGGAAAGTTTGCTGATACACCAGTAACTGAATATGGACATCAGATTTCTGCAAGCACAGGAATGAGTTATCCTGTACCTGGCGTATCTGGATTGTATAAGGTTGGTAATAAAAAGGTTTTTGTTAAAGGCGTTCCTCATGAAGTAGTTGCAACCCATGAGCCAATAGGCACTCAAATTGCAAGAGATCTTTTTGGAATAGAATCTCCAGTTCAAAGAGCTAGAACGGTTGCTAACCCATTAGATCCAAGAAAAAAAAGCAAACTGCTCGCACTAGAATCAGACTATGATCCACGCTTTGCTAACACCAATGTGCCATGGGATGAAGATACAGTGCTTAGGCAGCTTGCCAACTCTCTTCTTTTAAACAATAAAGATTTATCTAGATCAAACGTATATGGTAATTTTAATCCAGATGTCGGACAATCTGGAGTATTCCCTAGAGCATCTGGTAACACTCGTCTTGCAGAAGCTGCTGAAATGAACTCTATGGAAAAGCAGGCAATGATCAATCTGCTTGCCGTTAAGGGTGGAGCAAGAAAAGATTTTGCACGTGACACTGCCCCAATAATTTCTAAAATGAGCCCAAAAAAATACGGCAAAAAAATGAAGAAAATATTAGAAGATGCCCGTCCACAATTAGTAAAAATAATAAATGGTTTACCTGTAGATCTTAGACCACCTTATGAAGCAATGCTCAAAAGATTGGATGATGGTATTGAGGTTGATTGGAGTAAATATCATGCCGTGCATGCTAATCCAAAATATCTTAATGCTGGAGGACCAGTTGGTGGCGGTCCAATCAGACGAGGAAGATATGCTTACGGTCCTAAAAAAGATGGATCACGCAGACCAGGAAACCCTGCTGCAAGAGCTAACTGGGAAGCAGAACAACGTGCACAAAGAGAAAGAGATGCAGCGGCAGCAAGATCTAGAGCAGCATCTCATCAGATAGGTGGACAGCAGGCTTTAACAAGCGGCTTAGGTAGAGAAGCGGTAAGAACAGGAACAACAAGCTTCTATAACCCTGGACAAGTAATGGTTAACAACATGCTTGACCCATTTAAAAATTCAGCAGCAATGAAAGCTCAATATTTATCAGCAGCTTTTAGATCTATGGGAAATTCAATTAAGGTAGACTCTATGCAGCTAGCAAAAGCTATAGATATAAATGCAAGAGTTATTACTCAGTCTATAAAGAATACTGCTACAAATATGAGCAGTGCTGTAAGATCAGCTGCTACATCAACATTAAATTTTGCCAAAAGAGCGCAAAACGCAATCATAAGAGAACAAAATGCTTATGCTGCAGCTAGATATCCTGCTGGACAAGCACCATCGCAGGGACTATTCGGACCAGGATTTGTTGGAGGCTATAAAGATACTGGTGTAGAAGGAGTTCAATCCAGAAAAGTCGGAACTATTGGCATGAGAAGAACAGAGTATCTTGTAAACAATGAGTCAACTGGTGGTAGAGATGTTTCAATGACTAAGGCGCAAGCCAAAGCAGCTGGAATTTCTGTTCCTGGAAGATACAATGGTATGAGTATGGGTTCTCAAATGGGAATTGGAATGGCTGGATCAATGGGCGGCATGGCATTGATGGGCAAAGAAAAAGTTAACATCCTAGGAAAAGAAGTGTCAGGAGCGTCCGCTGGAATGGGTCTTATGGCTGCTACTTCAATACTTCCAATGCTTCCATTTGGTAGAATGGGTGCAGGGATAAAATCCGCAGGGTCTGCATTAAAAGAATTAACTACTGGTCTTAACAAGATGGCAAGATTTGGAGCAATGATTGGAAGATTTGCTAAAGGCTTTGGCTTAATAGGAGCAGCAATCGGTGCCGCAGGCTTAGCGTTTAAACTTTATAAAGATTACAAGGATGCTCAGCAAGATGCCTCTATAGGACTTTCTATGACAGCTAAAGCTGCGGAGCAGGCTGGAATAAAGTATTTTAATCTTAAAGAAACCATGCAGGGCTACATAGATAAACAAAAATTAGCAACCGCAGCAGCCAAGGGGGCAGAAGGAAACTCAATTGGTATGCCTGGACTACCTCAATCAATAGAGGAACTTAAGAAGGCAAAAGAAGAAGGAAAAGAATTAAAAGATGTAATTGAATCCTTGAATAGATCAGAAACAACAGCAGAAACACAAAGATTAATTAATAATCAAAAAGCACAAATGGTTGCTGCTGGGATGAGCGTTGAAGAAGCAAATAAAAAAATATACGGTGCTTTAGCAAATAGCAATAAAGCTTCTCAAGCATACAAATTGCTTGCAAATACAGAATTTGGAGCAATAACAGATAAAGCTACAGCGGCAGAATTTTCTGTTGGAAATTTGGTAAACACCTTAAGCAAAGGAACAGGAACTGCTGATTGGTATAAAGAGGTAGGAAACGGTTTTGAAGGACTAATAGGTGTATTTTCTGAAGCAACGAAATCTTTAGTTGGAACAAAAGATGAGCTTGGAAATGTTATAGATGAGTTTAAAGCTTATGAAATGGTTATGTCTAAAGCAGAAACAAATAACCCAGGCATGAATAAAGAAATAGGTAGCGACGTATACTTAAATCTTCAAAAAACACAACCTTTGCTAGCAGGAATAATTAATGAATCAGACACTATAAAGGGAATACTTGCAAAGTGGAAACTTTTTACTGCTGGAATAAATATTGATCTAAGCAAAATAGATTCTACTCTAGCATCAAAACTTGCTGGATTTACTTCAGCAATCGGAACAGGAATTTCCCAGCTAACACAAGCTGCTGATTCTGCTACCACATACGCAACTGTTGGATCTGCTTTATCTAAACTTCAAAAAACAATTGCTGCAACTTCTGCAGCAGCTCAAAGAGCAAATGCAGCTTCTCAAAGAAGTGCACAGGAAGAATTAAAAGTAATTGCAAAAAAGATCAAACTTATCGATGAAGAGAAAAATAAAAAGCTAGAAGCCTTAAGGGCAACTCAAGATGCTTCAAACTATGCATTAGAATTGCAAAAGCTACAGATAAAATATGCAGATGCAGTTTCTCGTGGAGATATGGCTGCAGCAAATCAAGCAAAGCTTGATATAGATCAGCTTACTCAAAATAGGCAATCAGAGTTAGCCCAGAAGGCTATAGAAGATGCGGCTAATAAGGCAAAAGCACCATTGGAAAAAGATGCACAAGCAATACAAGACGCACAAGATAAAAAGAATACTGTTTTCCAAAATAATCAAGATGACTCTGCAGTAGCAGCTGATATAAAAGACACTCTTGAAAAATTTCAGTCAAAGTATAACGAGCTTAGTACAAGAGCTGTTAATGCACAGCTTCTTTCAGGTAAAGATAGAGTTGAAGAAGAAGCAGATATTAAGAGACAGCTTATTAGTTTCCTAAAAGAAATGCAAAAGGCTGGGACTGGACCAGGCCTGCTTGCAGAAACAATAAGAAATGCATTCCCAGGATATTTTAATTCAGACGGAAAGCCAAAAGTTCCTGAAAAAGTAACTACTGGATCTCCAACTGGATTTGATGCACAGGGAAGACCTATTCTTTCAGAAAATAGAACAGTAAACAATGATTCTCTTTCCCAGTTTGATAAAGATGTTGCAGCTGTAAGCAAGCTAGCAATTTTAATTACTGGAGGAGTAACCCTATCTAAACTTCGTGATGACCTTGTGAAAGCACTAGGAGGTTACAAGGCACCCACACCAAAGGGTACTATTGAATTTGGAAAAGATACAGTTCAGCAAGGCAGAGGAAAAAATGCAATAGAGGCTGCTAAAAATGCAAGATCTTCTGGATCTTCAAAGATGGTTAGCATTAATGATGTTGTATGGTATAGATTTAGCTGGAATGGGAAAGACTACATAAGCAATGATTCTGGAACAGAAGTTTATTCATGGGATGATCAGAAGAAAACAAAGGGTGCCAGAGTTAAAATGGCCACTGGAGGAGCAGTTAAACACTTTAATCCAGGTGGAGATGTAAGAGGCCCAGGCACAGGAACATCTGATTCTATTCCAGCTTATCTTTCAAATGGAGAGTATGTAATTAGAGCAAGTTCAGTTGAAAAAGCTGAAAGACAATTTGGATCAGGTTTCTTAGATAACTTAAACGCTGGCAGATTTGCAAATGGTGGAAAAGTTGGCACTATGGGAACAGCAGACGCAATGATCAAAACAGCAGAGTCTATGCTAGGATATCAAGAAGGAAGAGGCAATGACACAATATTCGGTAGCTTTGCACAAAAAGCCTACGATCTAAAAAATAGATTTATTGCATGGTGTGGCGCTTTTATAAACTGGGCAGCAAAAAAATCTGGAGTAGATTTGTCAAGCATGATTTGGACTCCTGGCGGAGCTCAATCATTTATGAAGAGTGGCAAGTGGACAACAATGAATCCACGTCGGGGAGATTTAGCCTTTATGGATTTCCCAGGAGACGGCGTCAACAGAATTTCTCACGTTGGTCTTGTAAGCAATGTTTTAGGAAAGAATTTAGTTTCAACTATAGAAGGAAATACATCAGGTTCTGGAAGTCAAAGAAGCGGCGGAGCCGTACTTAGAAAAGTAAGAAAATACAATTTAAAGAATGCTCCAATTGTAGGATTTGGAAGACCTTCATATAAGCCAGTAGATGACGTTAAATATGGATATGGCACACAAGAATACTACAGCGCAGACGAAGCTAAATCAGATTATGAAAATGAAAGATACACAGTAAACAGAGGAGATACACTATCTGGTATTGCTGCAAAGTATGGTATTACTGTTAAGCAATTAATGGAAATGAATCCTCAGCTAAAAGATCCAAAGTATATGGGTGGGTCAAGAATTTTTGCAGGTACAAAGGTAAGCATAAAGAAGTTTGCAGAAGGTGGAAAAGTCGTAAACTCATTAACTAATTCTGGAAATTGGATTAGTGGGCCTATAACAGTACCAAGACAAAAGAAGCCAGGGGTTCCATATTCAAGATCTGGAAAACCAATAGGAAATCCTTTTGGACAATATTGGGGAGAGCTTTCAAGATTTATTGGACCACGTAGCCCAGGTATGGACATATGGGGTGGAACAGAAATACCAGGACTTAATTTTAGCGGAGATGTTCCACAGCACTCAGACTACATGCATCAGATGCTTGAGCAGCCACGCAAGCCATTTACAAGCCCAGGAATGGGTATAGATAGAGACCCTATACGTTTGGCAGGCTCTGGAGCCTCTATGGGCGGAATCGGTAATGGTGCCTATGGTTTAGGGCCACTAATGTTCCATGCTGGCGGTCCAGTAGGGCACACTCATTCAAGTGCACCTCATGACCTAGGTATGAGATCGTTTGGTTTAAGCAGAAAGCAAACCGAAGCTGAGAAGATGAGACTTCAGCTTACTCCACTTAAGGATGAAAACCAAAAACAAAAAGCAAGAAAGAATAAAAATCTTTCATATTATGAATCTAAAATAGATGATCCTATAAATAACTACTCAGAGGGATTTGGTAAAGTATTCACTCGTTCCCCACTTGGAATTCTTGCGCCACTTACATCATTAGCTTCAGATCTTTTGGGTGTTTACTTTCAAGGTAAAACTCCGACATTTGGAAAAGATGGAATTGGAAAAGCTTTAAATCCAACATCTTATGAATCAGATGTTTCTAGCTTGATGAAAGCTATGATTCATCCTTTCGGAGAAATTGCAAAGGGAAGCGCAACTAAAGGTGATTGGGCTAATGCAGGATTAAATTTTGTTCCAGGAGTGGGTGCTCTAAAAGGAGTTAATACACTTCGTGCACGTTCTGCAGCATATAATTTAATAAATAAAGCAACTCTAGATTTACNAACAGAAGCTAGAGTTAGCCT